TTTACCATATAAGCTTCTGGATCTGTTGCACCCATGTTATTTTCTAACTTGGCAATTAGATCTGTCCACTCTTCAAATGCATTCCTTAAGTTAAAGTTTTCGTCATTAATAATGGTTACTGTCCAAGGATCAATTGTCCTATCTCCAGCAACTTTAAAAATACGACCTCTAAATGGGATATCAATATTTGCTATGTTTGAAGCAGGTAATGTTGCTGCCTTACACATATATGAAAAATCTGATGAATTCCAAGAAATACCTGCGGGTAGAGTTGTGAGTTCTACCTCGAACAGATTGGGGCGAGCACCGCCACCAATCAGTGCTCCCTTAAAATCAGAAATCGTTCTGTTCTCTTTTGTTGATGCCATAATTCTGTACTCCTCCTAGTAGTTATTTAGATGAATTAATGGAAATTAAACACGACCAGCAACTTCATCGAAGCTAACACCAGTTCTAGTAGCAACAAATGTAAGAGTTACATAGTTGATAGACTTGGCAGGCTTCAGATAGATGTCTGCTCTAAACTCATTGTTATCAATAATATCAGGAGTGTTATTTGTTGTGTCGCAAACAACTAGGAATCCGTAGAGTCCACGTTTTGCTTCAACATCTCTCAAATAAGGTTCAACAATGTTTCTAAAGTTTGCTCTCGTTAACTCATCATTTAACTCAAAGAGTTGTGCTTCTGCAGCTTTCTGCAGTGCTTGCTCAATCGTCAAGAATAAACGGCGAACGTTAATTCTGTCAAACGCTGATGCATATGCGAGTGCGGTTTTGTCTCCAAAGAGAAGTGTTCCTGTACCAGGTTTTGTAACAACAGCGTTAATTCTGTTTGGATACAGTTGATCTCTTTGATCCTGTGTTGGGTTGTATGCAAGTTTAATTGCATTGTTTATGATACCTCTTTGCTGACCAGCAGGAGAGAACCAAGGATATGCAACGACATTTGTGCGACACATTAGTCCAGCAATGTCTCCATTGGTTGGAATGTATCTAAATTCGTTGTTAAATCTGTCGTAGGTGTACTTGTATCCACTATCAAAGATTCCGTAAGAGGAAGATGCTAGAGGAGCGAAGTAAGTGATCAGATTAGTAGTCTGTGTAGTTGTGTTTGTTACGCTAACAAGGTCTTGTCTATGAGGACCAATTGTAGCAACACAATCTTTTCTGTCTCCAGCAATTGCTAATAGACTATTTGCTTTTGCTTGAGATAGGTCTCTGGCACCTAAACCAGGCCCCATGATTAAGTAATCAACCTGAATCTCATCTTTGTTCTTGAACAAATCATAAGATGTCTTCAGATCACCTAGGGTAGCAGTCATGCCACCATTCTGTCCGACTTCAGGAATTCCAGCACCGTAGTCAACACCACCACCGAAACTATAGGTTTTGTTTCCTATTAGTGAGAATGTAGAATCTTGTGCCTTTTGTCCCCATAAACCTTGAGCAGTTGTATAAGGAACACAAGCAGTTCCGAAACCAGATGCAATTGGTTCTGTACCCCAATAAGTATCTTTGGCAGCAGATACATTATATCCTGCGTAGATATTGTCTGAAAAATCTGCAAGATACTGCTTGTAGTAAACCTTTTGTGGAGAATTTACTTCAGAGATAGCATCTTCTGCTTTAGATAATGAAATGTGTTTCTCAAGGATAGCACCTTGAACTCCACTGATAGTACCATAGTCATCAACAACGGCAAGATGCATTCCGTCGTTCTTGCCTTTTCTCTTGGTTACATAATTGTTAGATGATGGTCTTGGAGCAAGAGACTTCCAGAAAACTACTGAATTCTCTAATCCTAGAACCTGATTATCATACCAATCTTCTGCAACTGTTGGTGAGAAGGTTATTGCAGTATTCACTGCGTTTGGAGCACCAGTATTAATACCAGAGTTGTTTACAAACCAGAGGTTGTCTGAAGTATCGAATGAAGCGTATTGTGTATACTGCTTATAATCGATTTTAGTTTCAGTACCTGCACTAGAAACTCTAGATACAATTTTTACATCAACTGTAGAAAGATTGTTCGTCGCATCCGTTGATACACCAGTTATAATTCCTTTCAGATATCCACTGAATCCAGCAGTGCTACCAGCACCAGGTATAACCACATCCGATAGTGCAGCAGTTACAGCATATCCAACGATAGCACCGTAATCTCCTGGACTTGAAGTTGTAATACCTAGGGTCTGATCTGCCAAGTCGTCAATGAAGCAGACTTTTAAACCATTTGCCCAAGAACCTGGATTCTTTGCAGCATAAGTAAATTCTGTCGATGTATTCCAGTTGCTCTGGTAATCATCGTAATTCTTAATTTTTAAGTTACCAGCAGACGTAGATGCAATTCCAACACCTGCGTTTGCGTTGTTTAAGTTCGTTCCGTCAGTGCGGCAAACTTTTAAGACTCCTCCATAGGTAAGATAAGATGCTGCAGTCATCCAGTACTCGTATTGAGCATCCGTTCCTAACGGTTTACCCATTACGTTGATTAGATCCTCTTCTGTAGCAATATCAATTGGATCATCAACAGGACCGATGCTGAATGGACCAGCAATCGCCCCTATGTTATCCAGTACATTCTCAGCTCTTCCTACGGTAAGGTCAACCTCTCTCGTTAATACACCAGGAGATAATTGAGGTGTCGCCATGCTTTAGACTCCGATACTCAGTATTTCTGAAAATATTTATTGTTTTCGATGTTTACATATAGTCCCACATGTAGTTCATACCACCACCCTTGTCTCCATACTCGTCTGTATGCCATCTATCACCCTCTGAATCGACAAAACTCTCATCGTCCATTCCGTCAGTAACAAAACCAAATGGTGCCATATCTTGCTCAATTTGATTCTTCTGCTCATCATATAATCTTTTTCTTACATCTTGATCAGTAAGTTCTTTAAAATAATCCTGTGCAACTAACCATGCATATATGACAAGACACATTGCAAGGTCATCATTACATCCATCTTCTGCCTCAAATGAATTGTTCTTTTGAATAAATGTTGTTAACTCGCTTAATATTTCATAATCACAGAAAGTTAATTTATCAGACTCAATGATAGTCTTTAAATTAAGAGAACCAACTTTCTTTACAGTCTTGGACATCTTAACACCAAGTTGAGTCTTTTTACCAGAGAATCCCTGACCTACAACTTGACCTGCTCTACCTCTCATAGAACACATTAAAAGATTTTCATATTCTAAATCATAATTTATAATTGCTGCTACCTGATCTCCAACATCATTTACTTCACAAAGAATAAATGCTTCATTATAACTCTTTGCTATATCATATATGACATTAGGAAATAGCATAGGTTTAATATCATTATTCCTATACTTTGCTACTACCCTATGAGGAAACTCTGTAATATCTACAACAACAAAAGCAGAGTAATCTTTTTCAACACCCCGTGCAACGTCTACAGTAACTACGTAATCATGTTTGCTTATTGGATCTTCATGTACATCCAATCCAGCACTTGATGTTTTTGGATTTTCGTAAACAAGTGCTCGTAATTTACTAGGTGCAATAAGAGTATCAACAGATCCAAGGAACTCACACTCAAATTCAACTTTAAACTGTGCTTCAGATGTGTTGGAAATTGTTTGCTTCTTCCAAACCTCATCCCTTCCAGGAACTTCTGACCAATGAACTTCCGTTGCAATATATTCATTCTTTCCTCTTTCTGCATCGTGCCAATACCTATAGAAATGATTCATCCCGTGAGGGGTAGATACCATTATGACTTTCGTGCTCTTACCAGAAGTAATAGTAGGATAAACAGAGGCAAAAAACGAATCAGCAATATGATTTGGAACGAATGCAAACTCATCCAGAAACAAGATATTGAATGACATTCCTCGAACAGCTGAGGCACTAGTCGAAGCAGCCAAGATTTTGGAACCATTCTCTAACTCCAATGAACCTCTATTCCATGACAAGACACCTTGCTGCATCCATTTAGGAACATTTTCATATGCAGTCTGTAAACGACCTAATAGTTCCCTAGCAGTAGCCGCCTTGTTAGCAAGAATACCAATATTTACACTATCATTAAAAAGCAAATAATGCAACAGATATGATATACATGTTGTAGACTTACCCGTCTGTCTGGGCATCTTACAAATGTTAAATCTATTCTGATGGAAATTGTTGATTAAACCTTCTTGGAAATCATATGGTTCAAACGGCATTAAACCGTGGTCAAGAGTAACAATCTTTACATGCTGTTTAGCAAAGTAAACAGGATCTTCCCTACATGCCACATATTCTAAAAGTTGTTCCTGTGTAAATTCAACTGGAACATTCGCTTTTTTTAGATTGGGATTACCAAGATAGATGTCTTCAACTTTCATAATTAAATCATTTCATACTGTTGTCCAAAATGTTGTCTGTCGTGTTCTATAGTTCTTTGTTGTAGGTCTAGTATTTTTTTTAAATCTTCTACTTTCTTTTCTAACTCTTTAGTTTTATCGTCCCCCTGTTGTTTGGAGGATAGGTGCTCCAGGTTCATGACTTGAAATCTGATAGTTCCAGAGTTTAGCACCAGGATACACTTTTCTCACTTGATCCTGAACTTCTCTGCGTGATGGTTTTACGACTGAAGGGAAAAACATTTTTATCATGTAGTTTGTTCCTCTCCATGCCAAATATACGTCAATTATATTTCCAACTTTATTATAGTCTGGAAGTTTTGTTGCTTCCTTTAATGGGTCTTCGTATTGAATTTGTGATTGTGGAACCTTCATTGGTTCAGGTTTGATCACATCGATAAATTCAAATTCACGGAACTTAATGT